ACTGAAGGTAGAGGCTCTGCTACTGCCAGCGTTGGTCGTGCTATTGCTGTTGACTTAGGTATTGTTTCATCTACTTCTATCTGGCAAAACACTAATGAGTCATATGATGTAGCAGTAGGTGGACTTCCATTCTTCTATGCTATTAATGATGAAAGACCATACATTCGTCAAACTGCGCCGTTTCGTAAAGACCAGTTTGATAATGGTACTGAACCAGGTGAACAATCACTTACTGGTTTCTGGTTAAGAAGTCAGTCTTCTTTTCACAATGGAACGGGAATTAAGTTCTATGACCCATCTGCAGGTGAAACAGTTAACTACCGTTTTGCTGACTCAGACAATGTAGATGTGTGGACTAAAGGACAGGTAACTCTACTTAAAGAGACAGCCAATATGTCTGGTGTCACTAGTGGTATTTATAAACTTATCTCCGCACAAAGTGGTACAACTAATGTAGTTGTTGGATATATTCCTGGTTCTACTACAATTAAATCTTTTCAAGCAGATGGCACAGTAGTAACAACTTATGCCCCTACTAACCTTGGCAACATCTTAGATGGCGCTGTATGCACAGATGGCACAAGATTATTTGTAGCAGACAATGACCATATCTACGTTGGTCCTCTTAACGCAGCCTCTGTGGGATGGACTGAGTACTATGTAACTGGCACACGTGCCACTCTTGCTTGGGTTAAACAACGCCTTGTTGGTGCTGTTACTAATTCTATCTACGAGTTAACTACTGCTACGGCTTATTCTTCTACAATTAATAATGCTATGGTGGCAAGCGGTACTGTTACCCTCACCACCAGCGCAGCGCATGGGTTAATTGTTGGCGATACCGTAACTGTTACTGATTTACCATCACCTTTTACAGCGTACAATACTTCTGCGACAGTTACCGCTGTTGGTTCTGCTACTACATTTTCTTATGTCGTAGGTTCTGCCACCGTAACTACCGCAGCAACTACTGGTAAGTTTCTTAAGACCACGCTACCAACACCTATCTATACCCACCCTAATACTGCTTGGACTTGGACATCAATATCTGAATCAGGCGGTGCTATCTATGCTGCTGGCTACGCTGGTGGCAACTCTGCTATCTATAAGTTTACCCTATCTACTGCTGGAGTTATGCCAACGCTTACCTCTGGTATAATTGCTGCGCAACTACCAATTGGTGAGTATATAAACAAGATTGAATACTATCTTGGTTACTTAATGCTTGGCACAAGCAAGGGCGTAAGAGCCGCAGTTGTCTCAGACCAAGACGGCTCAATCAATTATGGCCCACTAATCATTGAAGACTCTAATGGTGTTTATGACTTTGCGTTTAGAGATAGATTTGTATGGGCTACTGGTTCTATCGGCGGATATGCTGGTCTATATCGTATTGATTTAGGTAGTGAAATTGAAACATTACGCTTTGCTTACGCTAAGGATGCCTACCTTAGCACTGCTACAGGATACGCAACTAGCGTAGATTTCATAGGCAATACTGACCAGATAGCATTTACTACATCAGGCAGCAACGGCATTGCCGTTCAGTCAGCCACAGTTTTAGCATCATCTGGTTCTATAACTACGGGTAAAATTAGATTTTCTACTCTGGAACCTAAAAATTATAAGCGTCTTATTGGACGTGGCACATTTACATCTGGTGAGTTTACACTGTCATCTATTGCTACAGAAAAAACTGGTGTTGAAACACAGTATGACCACATCACATACAACTTAGGTGTAGATGCAGTTGAAGTAACAACATCTCAACCTGAAGTAGCGCAAGAGTTTATTGCATATAAGTTTACATTTGATAGAGATGCAACTACTACAACTGCTGGTCCAACCTTTAAGGGCTACCAAGCAAAGGCAACTATTGCTACTCCACGTAATAGAGTAATTAGATTTCCTGTTTACTGTTTCGATGTTGAGACTGACAGGTTTAATACTGTAGTTGGGTTTGAGGGCAGAGCCTTTGAACGTATTCAATTGTTAGAAGAGATTGAAAAGACAGGCGATGTTCTGACTTGGCAAGACTTGACAACAGGAGAATCACGACAAGCAGTAATCGAACAAGTTACATTTACCCGCATGACCCCACCTGATAAACGCTTTGATGGTTTTGGTGGCGTTATAGAGATAACCGTAAGGACAGTGTAATGACAGCAACAGACTGGGCAGCATTAACAGTTTCAGTAGTAACTATCACTGCAGCATTTGCTGGTGGCGTACGTTGGCTAGTGAAGCACTACTTATATGAGTTAAAGCCAAATGGGGGCGGTTCCGTGAAAGACCAAGTGAACCAATTGGAAGAAAGAATTGACCAAATTTATTTACTCCTTTGCGAGAAGGACTAGCACATTAGCAGTATTTGCTTTAGCATTTGGAACATCTCTTTTGTTTCTACCATTAGGGCAAGCAGAAGAAAATACAATCTGTCCACCAACAAATCTAACTGTAACTCAAGAAGCAATCAATACAGTTATAAGATGGAATGCTCCTGATTGTGGAACTAAACAACCAGAACGTTACGCAATTTTCTTTTGGGTTCCTTCTGGTTCAGGTTGGGCTGTAGCAACTGGTAACGGTGGAGATGAATCTTCATTGAGAACTACTATGACCTTTCCAACTGCTTACTTCACACAGAATTTTAATCAACCTGCTAATACTCAGTGGACATTTAGAGTGCGCTCAGACAATGACACACTACGTTTGTATTCAGTATGGTCTAATCAAGTAGATATTGTCTTTGGCGCTGCGCCTATACCTGAGCCTTCTCCTTCGCCAACTCCTACTGGTCCTTCACCTGAAGAATTAGCAGCACGTGTTGAAGCAGAAAGACAAGCAGCGCAAGCAGAGGCTGCTCGAATAGAATCAGTACGTCAAGCAGCATTAGCAGAAGCAGCACGACAGGCTGCTGAAGCAGAAGCCAGGCAACAAGCCATAGCAGCAGAGGCTGCAAGGCAAGCCGCTATCGCAGCAGAACTAGCACGCCAACAAGAATTAGCAAGACAAGCAGCAGCGGCTGCTGAACAAGAACGCCAACGCCAGGCTAATATTGCTGCAGAACAAGCAAGATTAAAGGCAGAACAAGATGCCCGTATTGCTGAGGCAGATAGAATTTTGGCTGAAGTTTTAGCCAAAATTGCTGAAGATGCCAAGAAGCAAGCAGAAGAAGATGCCCGTATTGCTGAAGAATCTCGCAAGCAAGCAGAAGAGAATGCTCGCATAGCAGAAGAGAATGCTAAGAAGGCAGAAGAAGAAAGAATTAAGGCTGAAGCCGAAGCAAAGATTGCTGAAGAGAAAGCAAAGATTGCCGAAGAGAAGGCACGCGTTGCCGAACTAGAAGCCAAGAAGCAAGCAGAAGAGGCTAAGCGTGCTGAAGAAGAACGCATTAAGGCTGAGCAAGAACGTATAAAGGCAGAGCAAGAAAGAATCAAGGCTGAAGAAGAAGCAAAGAAAAAAGCCGAAGAGGAAAAGCCAAAGCCTATACCTACGCCAGCACCTACTCCTGCTCCACCCCCAAAGCCTGAGCCAGTAGTCGTACCTGTTCCAATTACTCCTACACCTGAGCCAACAAAAGTTGTACAAGATTCCGTACAAGTTGTTGATGATGCTAAGTCTGATGGAGTTGTAACTGAAGAGGAAACTCAAGCGATTGTTGCTGCTGTGATAGCAGACGCTATCACTAGCGGAGATGCAATCACTACAGAAACTTTGGCTGAAGCGGGAATTGAATACAAAGACTTACCACCAGAGACTCCAGTTGAACTGGACAATGGTGTAGTAATTACAGCAGAGGTAGCAGTTCAAGTTGAACTATTACAGAATCCATCAGAGTTTGTATCTGAGTTGTTCACTAACCCAGCAGCAGCCTTGGCTGCGCTTGGAAATGTAGGGGCGGATATGACTCCCGAAGTTCGGGAAAAGTCAGAGAAGGTAGTAATCGCAGCAGTCATTGCTGGAAATATCGCAACCACAGCAGCAAGTGCTGCCGCTCTAGCCGCCTATAGGAGAGAACCATAATGAAGAACTTCTTATCAGATATAGCAAATCAACTATGGACACTCCTTGGAATGTTCATCGCTTGGGTAGTGCTTGAAGGTTCAGCCAAGACAGTAGTTGGCTACTCAATCATTGCTGCCCTATTTGTATGGTCAGTAACATTCAAACTACGTAACCCAAAGGATGAATAGTGGTCACATTTAAAAATGTAATAATGAGAATCTTTGCCGTTATCGCAGCAGAGGCTCTCGGTGTAATCGGTGCTGGCTCATTGGTTGGTATTGAAGTATGGCAAGCAGCAGTACTAGCAGGTGCACTTGGTTGTGCCCGTGTACTTGAGGCTCTTGCTCGCTTCTTCCTAAATGATGGAAGCCTGACAGCGGACGAAATCAACGCTGCCTTCGCTAAGGTGGACAAGAAAGCGAGTAACTAATGGGTCAACGTATTGACTTTATTGAAACAGCAAAATCTCAAATTGGTGTTATTGAAGGACCAAAAGAAAACGAAACAAAGTATGGCGCATTTACAAAGGCTAACTACGCACCTTGGTGTGGGTCATTTGTTATGTGGTGTGCTAACGAAGTTAAACTTAAAGTTCCTAACTGTGTATACACCCCAGCAGGTGCGTCAGCATTTGTTAAGAAGAACCAGTGGGAGAAGGCAGCAGATGCTATGCCACTTCCAGGAGACATCGTGTTCTTTGATTTTCCTAATGATGGTGTAGATAGAATCTCACATATTGGGATTGTGGTAAAAGACAATGGTGACGGAACAGTGACTTGTGTTGAGGGCAATACTGCCCCAGACAAGAAGGGCGACCAACGCAATGGCGGAGAAGTCTGCCTGAAGGTACGCGCTTACAAGAAGAAGAACGGCTCAAAGTTGAGAAAGTCTCAGGCTGTAACCATTGTTGGTTTCGGCAAGCCAGTCTTTAAGTCCTAAGGAGTAACAATGATAGATGTAAAAAAGTTAAAGCAAATCGGTTTGTCTTATGTACGTGCAGCAGCGGCGGCAGCCGTAGCACTTTACACAGCAGGACAGCACGACCCTAAGGTATTGGCTACAGCATTTGTCGCTGGTCTAGTTGGACCTATTTTGAAGGCTCTTGACAAGTCAGCACCTGAGTTCGGCAAGGGTTCAAAGTAACCCAGATATACCCTTTATACGCCTTCTAAGGCGGTTATAAGACGAGAAGACCCCCCAACCTGGTATCACTACTGGGAAGGGGGGTTCTTTTTGCTTTTCCCTACAAATGCAGTCGCGTCTTACTGCGTGTCGCAGACTATCACAGGATTTGTGGTATGGTTACGCCACTCCGAAAGGGGTGGGGGCGAAACCTCAATGACGGTTTAACCGCAGGAGATGAGCACTTTCTACCACCATAATTTTTATGGGGGGTAGGGGGGCATTTCCTAAATCTAGTTTCCCGCAGGGGGAATATAGATAACAATTAAATATATGATAATCTAATCTTAGATAGTTCTCCTTTGTTGAGTCACCTCCTGTCCTCCAAAGGAGGACTATCTATAACTACTATGATGGGAGAACAAATGTTTTTCAAAAAAAATCACGACAAAGTTACTGCTAGTTGGCTTGCTGAGTTGGATGATGCTCTTTATGTTTTATCCGTATCAGTTAAGGAACTACGCGAAGAAGTAGATTACTTGGTTGATATGCTTGACTCTGATGATTAAGTTAGATTCATACGAACTACCTGAACACGTATCTTATTCAGCATTTACAACATTCTTAACCTGTGGTTATCAGTACTACCTAGGCAGATTGTTACAACTACCTGAGCAACCATCAATCTGGTCAGCAGGTGGAAGAGCATTTCACCATGCAGCCGAACTTTGGGATTTAGAAAATGACTAATGAACTATGGACTAAGGCTTGGACTAAAGAAACTCAAGGTTTAGATTTTGCTACCGCCCGCAAAGCAGGGCGTGTTACTAAAGATAATCCAAACAAAGAAGATGCTGTTTGGTGGAATAACAATGGTTCCGTATGGGTGGATAACTACATCCTATGGCGCAAGAACAATCCTAACTGGAAAATCTGGACTACCCCACAAGGTGTCAAGGCTATCGAGTTAGAGTTGAATCCCATCATTGCTGGTGTTCCAGTGAAGATGTTTATTGATAGAATCTTTGAGGTAGATGGTAAGTTAGTTATCGTTGACTTAAAGACATCACGCGCACGACCAACCTCTGACCTTCAACTTGGCTTCTACAAAATAGGCGTTGAGATGATGTTAGGAGTGGAAGTAAATCTCGGAAACTACTGGATGTCACGCGACTCTGGGACAGGAGAGATGATTGACCTAAGTAGATATACCAAGGACACGCTTGAGTATTTTGTTGATGGCTTTGACAAAGCACGCAAGGCTGGTATATTTCTACCGAACCTACAATCGTGTAATTTCTGTGGACTCACAGAACATTGCCAATTCACAAAAGGAAAATAAACTATGTCAGTAGAAGACTGGAAGTTACAAGTATCAGTCAAGGCTCCGAATGGTGACTTGATTAATATCCGCGCAAATACATCAGATGAACTGAGTGTATTACTAGAAGGCATTTCTGATTACTCAACGCAGATTGCTGCAACAAGCAAGATAATTATCGGTGCTTACACGGCAGCCCCTTTGGTGACCACCCCTTCAACTCCCGTCACGCCGCCCGCTCCATCCTTCGTAACCGCCACGCCAGCGGCTCAGTTCGTTACACCAGTGGCTACAACAACTCCAACTTGCGTACACGGTCCACGGATATTCCGTTCGGGAACGAGCAGCAAGACGGGAGCACCTTACGCGTTCTGGGCTTGCCCAACACCGCAGGGAACTCCGAACCAATGCAAACCGCAGAACTAATACAAGACACAATGCTATAGAATTGGTTAGAGGGTTATTAGTTATTGGGGAAGGTGACTAGTAACCCTCTTTCTAACTTAAGACAGAGGATGATTATGGAAAAGACTTTAGAGATGCACTTAAAAGAATTACGTATAAAAATTGCTGAAGATATTGAACAGTATATTGATGATGACCACGAAGCAAGGGCGTTTACTTTAGCAGCAGAAATTGCTAGAGGCAAAGTTAGGTGAGAACGCTTGTCCGTTCTATCGGACGTCAAGATATAGGTGGCGAACCCTTACCACATTGCTTTAAGGCTTTTGAATCTAACAAAATTATATTTAGAAGAGCAGAAGTATCTATGCTCGCGGGTACTCCAGGTGTGGGAAAGTCCACTCTAGCACTGGCTTTAGCCCTCAAGATGAAGGTTCCAACTTTATATATCTCTGCTGATACTAATGCTCACACTATGGCTATGCGCCTAGCATCAATGATTAGTGGTAAGAATCAAACTGATGTTGAGTACCTAATGAATTCAGACTACGGTTGGACAAAGGCAATCCTGTCAAGGGGTTCACATATTGTTTGGTCGTTTGAATCAAGCCCCACCCTACAAGATATAGATGAAGAAGTAGCAGCCTTCGAAGAAATGTGGGGCTGCCCACCTACGGTAATCTTTGTAGACAACCTGATGGATGTAGCCACCGATGGTGGCGAAGAGTTTGCATCAATGCGTGCCATAATGAAGGAGTTAAAATATCTTGCTCGCTCTACTAATGCTGGGATTATTGTTCTACATCATACTTCTGAAGCGGTCCTTGGTAATCCTTGCCAGCCTCGTTCTGCCCTTCAAGGTAAAGTTGCTCAGTTACCTGCTCTTATCTGCACCCTTGGTGTTGTCGGGACTTCTATGGCTGTGGCTCCAGTAAAGAATAGATATGGGCGTGCCGATGCCAACGCAAACCTGAATTGTTGGCTATCATTTAACCCTGAGTATATGTTTATGGATGACATACCAGAGAATGGTGGATAAATGCTAAGAGAAGAAGAAGACGATATCACGCAAGAGATGCGTCAAATGATAATGCTTAAGACTAAAGAAGAACTTCAGAAATATATTAACAAGATTGAAGCAGCAAAGATTCCTACTACCGATGAGTGGACTGATGGTTTAGTTGTTGGTATGGAGTGGGCTATTCGTATCCTCCGTGGGGATAAGAGTGCTTCTTAAGTGGCATCACAAAGCAGGAAGCATAGAGGATACCGAAGTCAAAAGGTACTTGCAGAGTACTTGGCACTTAATGGGTTCCCATATGCCGAGAGTACGGGCGCGGGGCGTAGTGGCTCTGATGTCACTGGCACTCTGGGCATTGATTGGGAAGTCAAGGCGCGTACGGGCTTCAATCCTGCGTCTGCTATATCGCAATTAAAAGAAAGAGCAAATGGTAAAGACCTTGGTGTTGTAGTTTTACGGCTCAATGGGCAAGGAGAAAAAAGTATATCCGATTGGGTATGTTTACTTAGGTTAGAAGACGCAGTAATTTTATTACGGGGGGCAGGTTATGGTGATAAAAAATGACAACGACTTACCTAGTATCAGAGAAATACTTATACACTACGGAGCGACTCTTCGCTCAACACACGGACAGGTCAACCTCAAGTGCCCTTTTCATTCTGACACTCACCAAAGTGGCAGTGCAAACCTCGACAAAAATATCTACATTTGTTTCGCCTGTGGCGTCCAAGGTAACAGCGTGCAAATCGTTTCAAGTCAAGAAGGTGTGAACATCAATGAAGCAAAGCGCATCGCAGAAAGAATTGCTGGGACTGGCTACCCAACGTTACGCGGAAAACATTTATCTGGCGGAAGATTACCTAAAAAATCGGGGAATTTCAATAGCAATAGCACGTCTGGCATCATTAGGCGTAGTCGCGGAGCCTGAGATTGGGCACGAAGCATTCAAGGGTAGACTTTCTATACCTTATGTAACTAAAACTGGTGTGGTTGACTTACGTTTTCGTTCGCTTAACCCAGCAGTTGAACCAAAGTATATGGGCATGACTGGTGCTGAAACAAAAATGTACAACGTACTAGATGTTGAAAGGGCAGGTGATTGGATTGGAGTTTGTGAAGGTGAACTTGATACTATTACTCTTTCTTCCTGTGTGGGGATTCCTTGTGTGGGCGTGCCTGGTGCTAATTCATGGAAGAAACATTACACGCGATTACTCGCAGATTTCGAACGAGTCTTCGTCTTTGCAGACGGCGACCAACCAGGCACAGAGTTCGCACGCTCACTGGCTAGGGAACTCCCCGTTACTATTGTGCAACTGCCAGATGGCGAAGATGTCAACTCAGCGTATGTCAAATACGGAGCAGCATACATTAAGGAAAAGGCTGGAATAGTGTGACAGACAAGGACCCGCATAACCATTGCCACGAATGTGGTGAAACTTTTGACGACTCGTTCGCATTGGTTGACCATATGCTGGAAGAGGATGAAGAGTTCGACCCATATTACATTCTTCCCAATGGTTTTAAATTAATGCTGGGTTCTTTATTAAGATTTATGTTTAACAATGCAGAAGATTCAAGACAAATCAGACTAATTACACAATCTACATATGTTACACTATTTGCATCAGAGAATGGTTACGACCTAGTGGATGAGTTAGTTGAGGATATGATTGTCAATTCCGCTTTTCAGAATTTTGACAGTGATTTACAGCGACTACTATCAGAGGAAACCGAAGATGAACAGGGCGGAGAGTGAAGAAGTATGGCAGATTATTCGTCATTTAGCAGACCAAGGATTGAAAATAATACGGACGGAGAAGATGGGGTCAGACCTTCAAGTAACACTCTTGATTCCTCTGCTTACTTCGAAGATGATGTCCGAGCAGTAATGAAAGAACTTGGTGACTTGCTTATCGCAAAGCACTATGACTATGGTCCAAAGAATATATCTCAATCCCCAGGCGGAGCCATCAATGGTTTACGCGTACGTATGTGGGACAAATTAGCACGAATCAACAACCTGTTTGACAACAATAGAGTAGCAAAGAACGAACCCCTTGAAGATTCCTTTAAGGATTTGGCTAACTATGGGGTCAT